GAAGAGGCAGGGCTACTGTAAAGATAGATTGCATTAATTTTAATTGAACTCTACATCCGTATAGAAAGGGGGTACACCCTTTTCTCAAAGGGCACTTTCCACGGCTCTAATGTCACACCAAATTCTCATGATGTAATCCCTGTAAAGGGATATCCCATAATATAGGAGGTATTTAGGTTTTGTCAAGGATTTTGTTGCCTTTTCAAAATAAATAGAAAAAATAATCTCATTTAATTGTGGCAAAACTATCGGAAATATTAGGAAATAGTTTTATTGGTCTCCAAGGTTTGCAAGGAACTATTGGACCAATTGGAAATCCAACATCAATTCCACAAACTAGTCCAACAAATACTTATGTTTTAGAAATTGGTGATGTGGGAAAACACGTATCAACATCTTACAACGTTTCAGTACCAGCAAACATATTTTCTATTGGAGATGTAGTAACAATTTTCAATAAATCAGCGTCATCAATAACGGTTAGTGGTCCTTCAGTAACAATGTATTTTTCTGGAAGCAATTTAACAGGAACTCGAACATTGGCACAAAAAGGGTTATGTACTGTTTTATGTGTAGGTACAAATGAATTTGTAGTCACAGGACCTGGACTTTCTTAAAATGAGTATCATTCAAATGCTAACGGCAATAGAACCAAAAAGAGGTCAACAATTATACACAACTGCTGGTAATTATTCATTTACAGTTCCAGCAGGAGTCACTCAAATATCTGCAGTTTGCATTGGTGGTGGCGGTGGTGCGGGAGCAACAGGAAACCCAGGAAGAGGTACAGGAGGTGGAGGAGGAGGTGGATTAAGTTATGGAACTTTTGCAGTCACTCCTGGAGAAATACTAACAGTAACTGTTGGAAGTGGTGGTGCTGGAGGGTATTCTGTAAGAAGTTTTTTTGGTGTTTGGTATTATTATAGCGGTTCCCCTGGAGGAAATAGTTCAATAGTAAGAGGATCTACTGCACTATTACTCGCTGGTGGTGGGCAAGGTTCTCCAACAGGTACTCAAACAGGATTTTCAGCACTCGGAGGAACTTCCAGTGGTACTGAAAGAGATGGTGGAGGAAATGGTGGTCAAGGTGGTTACAGTGTTTATAACTCTGTTGGCGGTTCTGGAGGAGGCGCTGCAGGATATTCTGGAGATGGGGGATATGGTGGATATAGTAGTGTTTACAGTGGTGCATGGGCTTTTACAGGTACATCCGGATCTGGCGGTGGTGGATCTGGTGGAGTAAATGGTTCTACTGGATGTGGAGGTGGAGGTGGCGTTGGAGTATATGGAGAAGGAGCATCTGGAATTGTACCTGTAGCAGGTACTCAAAGTCCTGGAATTGGAGGTAATGGTGGATCTGGCGGTGGAAATGGTTCTACGTCAGAATTTTTTGCTGGGAGAGCAGATGGTGGATTTTATGGTGGTGGGGGAGGATCTACCGATGATGATGCATATAATATTAGTAGTGGAGGTGGATCAGGTGGAGCAGTCAGAATTATTTGGGGGTTAGACCGCTCATATCCATCTACAAGAACTTTAGATTTACCACCAATTTTATAACTCACTAATTAATTGTAAAGATAGAACGTCATGATTTTCAATTTCTGGATTTAACCACTCAGAAAATTCAGATTGAATTGCATGAGAGTCTTCAATTTTTTTATCTTCACATAGAAAATGAATTCGATCTATTACCCAATCATGAGTATGGCGGAGAGTATTTTCCAAAGTTTCCATAGTCTTTTCGTAGATATCTACCAAGGATGTTCCCATTGTAGTACGCTGGAGTCCCGTCGTCAAGAGATTCCTTCAGAACATTGTTCAAAAATAGTTGCCTAGTCTCTTCATAATTACAATCCGCTTTTGATTTATGAAGACTTATAATTTCTCTATTGAAAAACTCTTTACCGTATTTTTTAACATCTTCTTTTAATTCTGGACAAGAACCATAATAATTTTTCCAATCAGATTCTTGCTTTACTTTTCTTTTCTTTCCTGGAGGTGTTCTATAAGACCAAAAATACTTTCTGCCCCAGTACTTACGGTGAGTCTTATTACAAGATATAAGATATACAAAACCAAAGTTATCTTGAATGTGATCAGAGTCAAAAATCTCTCCAAGATACATCCAGGGGTTCTCATAGCTCATTTAATAACTTTCAAGAGCTATTATTTATCCTTCAACCGGGACAAAGGTAGTCTAGACAAAAAAAGGGGACTTGTCAAGCCCCCGAACTTATGTTATAATTCAATCAATCCTTTTCTTATGCAAATCCAGAATCACTCATATCTCTCATAGCGTCTTGTCTTGCTCTTCTTGGTCCAGGACCTCTTCTTTTATTTCTTTTTTGTTTTGCAAGTCCTCTTTCTTGATTACTTCTATTACTTGCTGCCTTATGAATACGATCTGCTGTTTTTTGATCTCCAGAATCTTCTAAGTCTCTTACTCTCTTTTGAATTCTTCTACCTCTAGGTGAAGTTGCTGTAGACTGATTTCGTCCATAATCCCACCTATAAGGATCAAAATCATGATGGTATCCAGTAGGTTTGAATCCTTCAGTCACATAATACTCAACTATTTCATCCCAAGTATATTCTGAAAGATCATAACCTTCGTCTAAAAGATCATTTACCCATTCTTCAATTTCTTCAGCAAGTAAATAATCTTCATATTCTTCAATAATATCTCCAACTGTTTCAGCATCCATTTCTAACATTACATAATGTGCTTCTTCAAGAGTATCAACCTGCTCAGTATCAATTAAATATTCAAGAATGACATCATAAGAATCATATGATTCTTTAGCAGTTACTGGTGTTTGTTGTGCCTTTTTCTTTAATCTTTCCTGTTCTCTCTTAATATCTGCTTCTACTGATGACTTATCAATTTGTGCTTCTGGTTTCCCAATTGTCGGTGTTTGATCTTGTTTTTCATTAGGACCTGGTTTTAATCTTGTCTTAGTAATTACATCATAACCAGATTGACCAGGTTTTACTTTAGCAGCAAGTTCTGGATGTGCCTTTGCCCAAGCAGCCATTCCAGTTTCTTCTGCTTTCTTAACTGCTGCCGCTTTTGCCTCAGGAGTCTTAGCAGTAGAAATTGCTGCTCTATCTCTTTGATATTGATTGTTCCTTGAATCTTGAGTTCTAGAAGGTCTTACTGGATCTCTCATTACAGGTTCTCCAGTTCCTCCACCACTTCCAGATCCTCCAGTTCCTCCACCACTTCCAGATCCTCCAGTTCCGTCAGTTCCAGATGGTGTTTGCTTACCACCATCTTGTTGTCCAGAACCACCACTTCCTAATTTAGCACCAGCATATCCAGCAAGAACACCAGTGCCTGCCAATAAAGCATTTTTTGCAAATCCTTTTGCTCCTCTAGCAATGTCTCTTATTTTTCCAAGTGCTGGAGCAAGTTTTCCCATTCTAGTTTTCATGGAAAGATCACCAGCCTTAGAAACTAAATTAGGATTAAATCCAGATTTACCCAATTTCGTTCGAGCCCATCTATCTACAGCTGCTGCTGTTCTAATAGGATCTTTACTATTCATAATTTTTTTGGCAACTGCCATTCTTGCAGGTTTTGATGCTACCCTTCCAATAAGATTAATTGCTCCCTTACCAAGTGCCCCCAAAAATTCTAAAATTGTAGAATCAAACAAATACAATTGCTCTTCAATATATCCTTCTTCAACAACACTTTCAGTAAGAAAAGATTCATCAAAATTTAAATATTTCTCAATGATAGTTTCATCTGAAGAAATTTCAAGAAAAGAAAATATTCCTTCTGCACTATAACCCTCACAAACCATAGATGAAGAAATTGTGGAAAGAATATCTGCTACAAATTCTGTCAACTCTGCATCATAATATTCAGACTCTTCATTTAAAAAATCTTGATCTTTTACATGAACGCTCTCATATAAAAAACCAAGATTATTAATAAAGTCTTGCGAAATTCTAGACATGGTTATAAATTAAATACCTTTTTATAAAGATATTTATAAAAATCACTTGCCAGGAAGTGCCTTTACTCCAAGTTTTTTATTACGAGCAGCATCATTTTGTCTTGCTTTTGCCAATGCTTGTTGTGCTTTTGCTGCATCATGCTTCTTATAAGCACCTGCAAATAAAGTTCTTCCAATTCTTTCTAATGGGTTAGAAGAAGTTTTAGCAAGAGATTGAGCACTTGGTCCCGCTTTATAAACTGCTTTACCACCTTTGAATGCAAGATGTCCAGCAACTGATTGACCACCTCTGTGAACTACGCCAGTCTTGGCAAGTTGAACAGTTCTTCTCTGATTACCAACACCAGTTGACATAAATGCAGGACCACCTGGTTTCTTCTGACTGAATGTTGTTTGCCCACCAATACCTTTAATAGCGGTTCCTGCTTGACGCTGGCGGTTTGCAGTTGCCATTGCTGCTCTTTCTTTTGCATTCGCGCCAGCAGCAACATCAAACGCTTTTTCTGCTGCTGCAGCGCCTACTGCTTGTCCAGCATAACCACCAATTGCGGTTCCAGCACCAGGGGCAATTGCAGTTCCAGCAGCGCCACCAGCAAGACCACCTAAAACAGCACCAGCACCTACTGTAGCACCTTTAGCGAGAGATCTTGCCCAACCAGATCCTTTCATTTTTTCATCAGCAGTACCAAGTGCAGCACTAATGGCTCCACCAGATTTTAATCCAGGAATTTTTGGTCTTCCGCCGGGTACGTTTAAATTAGTTCTAACATTAATTGGTTTAGATTGACTTCCAGCAGAAGTAGTCAATGCTGATGATCCTTGGGGTCTTAATGCTAATGCTCCACCAGGTGATCTAGGTGGAGATCCTGATGGTGGTTTACCCAAAACTTCAACCCTTGAAGATGGATTTACTGATGGTGGGCGACGTTGTGGTGATGTATTTGCTGCGGGAGGACGACGTTGTGGTGTAGAAGATAGTGGTGTAGAAGGTGTAGCAGTTAAATTACTAGGTGTTCCAGTTCTGGGATTACTTCTTGCAGCATCATACGCTCCTTGAGCCATTGCATCTGGAATTTGATTAATTGGTTTTGCTAATGGTTTCCCAGGTTTGCCAGGTTCCAGTGCTTTTGTAGTTGGGGGATTAGAAGTTTGTCTAATTACTTGTTGACCTGGAGCTTCTTTTGGTGCTTCTGGAGCAGATGGTCCAAGTCTTCTATTTGCAGGAGGTGGAGTAGGATCTGTAGAAAGTCCTCTATTTCCTATGGGTTTTCTAAGATCATACGCAGTTTTATTATCTCTTTTTAATAGTCTGAGTTGATCTGCTTGCTCTTCTTCAATATAAGATTCTTGCAAAAATTGACTAAAAGACTTCATTTTTCTTTCTTACTTTTTTAGTTATTTATAAAAAAAGAGGGTTGGTTAGACCCTCTAATAAAAAGTTTTAAAATATAATCAAACAATACTTTCAATAATGCTTTGTTTCCACTCTTCACTCATGTTTGCCATAATGACTGCCGCTGCCTCTTCAGTTTCAGCATATCCTTCATCAATCAGATATCCTTGAACAACATCAAATACATCAAATGAAGAACTAATACTTCTCAATGATCCCATTTGCGCCATTTTTTTAGGATCTTGTTTAACCTGACTTGGTGCATAACCAGTCTGATAACCAAAAGTTCTCTGCATCAAAGGATTAAAAGTTCTAGCAGGTGTTGCTGGAGCAGTTGTAGTTGCGGATGGAGTTGGTGCTGCAGGAGCAGTTGCTGTTGTAGTTGGTTTAGAAACTACCTGTGTTGCTGCAGGAGCAGTTGCTGTTGTAGTTGGTTTAGAAACTACCTGTGTTGCTGCAGGGGCAGGGGAAGGTGAAGATCCAATAGGAGTATTGCCACCAGTTGTAGGACCACCTGCAGTTCCTTGGCGTGGTGTACCTACTTGAGATGCTCTTGCTCTTGCTGCTTGTTGAAGTTCTGCTCCTCTATATCCAGCACCCAATCCACCCAATCCTCCAATTTGTGGTCTTGCTACAGGTCTGGAAGGTGCGGCACCTCTTCTAGCACCTTGAGAAACTGGAGTTCCAGCATTCATTGGACGAGCAAATCTTGATTGATATGGTGTGTTAGAAATTGGTCTATTACCACCAGGACGATTACCACCAGGTTGTCCCATTTCATTCAGATACTCTTCATACATATCTTCCCAAGTATACTCACTCAGGTCATAACCCTCTTCTACGAGTGAATTTACCCATGCTTCAACTTCTTCCCAAACTTGCTCTTCGGTAAGTTCTTGCGGAGCATAAACAGCAGAATATGCTTCCATCAATCCCTGTACTTCACTTCCAGTAATTCTAGACATTTTTTTCTTTTTGGTTTTTTATAATTTTATTTATAAAAAAAGAGGATCTTAACGACCCTCTAACCATTCTTTCTTAAAATCATAATCACCAAACAGAAACTCATCAGATTCTGCCGCTTCTCGGTATGCGTTCAGGATTTCCTGCTCACACCATTCATCATAATTGGAATCCTGAGAAAGTATCTTTGGTAACATCTTGTTTAATCCCACCTACTATGTAGGACTCAACTTCTGTTTCTTGTGGAGCAACTTGAAGTCCCTTAGAAGAAATCCAGTGCTCAGTCCAGGGAAGGGGATTATTCTTGGCAGGAATATCATAGAGTGGTTTGAGTCCAATTGCCTTCATTCTACGGTTTGCAATCCATTCGACATACTGCTGTAACAATTTGTCATTGAGACCAATCATAGAACCGTCCTTGAACAAATACTCTGCCCAAAGTTTTTCTTGGTTTACAGCATTTTCAAAGGTCTTATAAACCCACCGCTCTTCCTCTTTACTGATACGTGCCATTTCGGGATCATCACCTTCCTTCCACTTGTTTAGAATGTTCTGCGTGATAACCAGATGCTGATTCTCATCTCTAGCAATTAGTGAGATAATTTTTGCACTTCCTTCCATAAGTTTGAGTTCGCCAAATGCAAAACTGCAAGCAAAACTGACATAAAAGCGAATACCTTCAAGAATATTAACATTTGCAACTGCTCTGAACAGTTTACGTTTGAGTTCATATCTTACCTCTTGTGCGTATGGAACTTGTTCTAATGCATGAACCCATTCATTAGATGTGCCATAATGTTGAGCACTGTTGATGAAATCATTATATGCCTGAGTGACACTCACGGCACGTTCCATAATTCTATCATCTCTGAGAATAGTATCAAAAACTTCAGATGGGTCTGAATATACGTTTTTGATGATATAAGTGTATGAGCGAGAATGAATCATCTCCATAAACTCCCATACCTTCATACATGCTTCCAGTTCAGGAAGAGAGCAGTATGGAGCAAATGCCATACCAGGACCACGACCCTGAACTGAATCCAACATCACCTGATACTTCAGGTTACTAGTGAAGATGTGTTTTTGCTCTGGGCGTAGCATGTGATAGTCGCTACGATCTTTTTGAAGAGATACTTCTTCGGGTCTCCAGAAATAACCCAATTGCTGTGTTGTTAATTTATCGAATATTGGATACTTGTAAGAATCATATCTTTGTATTCCCAATGGTTGACCGAAAAACATAGGTTGCTTTTTGGTGTCTACTTCATTGGAGTTAAAAACGGTCATCGATTCGACCATTGGTTTATCCTCCAAACCTGTTTTAAATCTTACAAGACTCACAATCTTCCTCCTCTGCGTTTTCTAGTTGAGAAATTAAATCTTCAAGAGACTGTTTAGTTTCTTCAACCTCATCAGTCTTATGGTCATATGTATTTTGGTAGTAACTGGTTTTCCAGCCATACTTATATGTAGTCAAGAGATCTTGAGCCATTACTGAAGTAGGAACTTCATTATCGGCATAATTTTCTGGATTATACGACCAGTTTCCAGAGATCGCTTGATCAAAGAACTTCTGCATAACTGCAACAATATGAATATAACCACGATTGCTGGGCATATCCCACAAAAGTGTATAATTGTTTTTAAGTGTTTGATATTGGGGAACAATTTGCTTAAGTGGGCCCTTCTTCGATTTCTTAACGGACAGGTATCCGCGAGGTGGTTCGATTCCGTTGGTTGCGTTTGACACAACGGAACTGCTCTCCGATGGCATCTGTGCGGACAAAGTGCTGTTCCTGACACCGTATTGCTTAACTTGTGCTCTAAGACCTTCCCAATCATACTTTAATTCGTTTGGAACGATTTCATCCACATCCTTCTTGTATGTATCAATCGGCAGAATACCTTGCCCATACTTGGTGCGATGTGAATATTCACAAGCACCTTTTTCCTTTGCAAGATCAACAGTTGCCTGAATCAGATAATACTGAAATGCTTCAGTAAGATCATGCACCAACTTCCAAGCACCAGGATCATCGTAATGCTCGCCGTGCTTGGCAAGGTAATGGGCAAGACCAATAAATCCTACTCCAAGTGAACGACGTGCTCTGGTGGCGATTTCTGCTGCTCTGACGGGATATCCTTGAAAATCAATGAGTTCATCAAGACCCCTAACAGCAAGATCGCAAAGAACTTGAAGATCTTCAAGATCCCTGATTTTACCAACATTGATAGCAGAAAGAATGCAAAGAGCAATTTCACCATCAGTATCATCAATGTGTTGAAGTGGTTTAGTTGGGAGAGTGATTTCCTGACACAGATTGCTCATCTCAACTTTATCAATGAATGATGAGTGAGAATTGCAATGGTCAATATTCATAATATAAATGCGACCAGTCTCTGCCCTTTCCTTTAAAAGTGCCAAAAAGAGTTCTTGAGCACTGATAGTTTTTCTTGAAATAGACTCATTTCGTTCATAACGTACATATAACTCGTCAAATCGATCAGTGCCAAAAGCATCATACAAACCAGGAACGTCGTGTGGAGAGAAGAGTGAGACTTCTCTGTTTTGAATGAATCGTTCATAGAAGAGTTTGCTGATTTGGATACTATAGTCTAACTTACGAACACGATTGTCCTCAGTTCCCTTATTATTTTTCAATACTAAGATGTCTTCGATTTCTTGGTGCCAGATTGGGAAGTGGACGGTGGCGGATCCACCGCGTATGCCATTTTGAGTACAGCATCGGACAGTCGCTTCAAACTTTTTGAGGAACGGTACAACACCCGTGTGCTGAACCTCGCCACCTCGTATTTTGCTGTTGATGCCACGGATGCGACCTGCGTTGATACCGATTCCCGCCCTTTGTGCAACGTATCTGCCAATAGCCATATCGCTAGTAAAGATACTATCGAGGGTGTCATCAACATCAACCAGAACACAACTAGCGTATTGTCTAAGTGGCGTTCGCACTCCTGCCATGATGGGAGTTGGAATGTTGATTTTGTGTTTGGAGATTGCGTCATAATACCTCTTAACGTAGTCTAGACGGGTTTCCTTAGGATACTTGGAGAAAATAGTTGCCGCAATCAAAAGGTACATAAATTGTGGCGTTTCATATAAGGCACCAGTGCTTCTATCTTGCACGAGGTACTTATCAACGACCTGACGTAGACCTGCATAAGTGAACAAGTAGTCACGACCATGATCAATAAAAGACTCAAGTTTCTCAAACTCTTCATCTGAATACATTGACAAAATTTCAGGATCATAGACTCCTCTACCCACACAACATTCCACATGCTGCTTTACAGTGAGACATTCATACATACGACCAAATAACTGTTTGCGTAACGAAAACAATAGTAAACGAGCAGCTACAAACTGATAATTTGGGTGCTCTAAGTCAATTAAGTCTGAGGCAGAGCGAATCAGAATCTCCTGAATTTCTGCGGTTGTAATGCCATCATAAAATTGAATCCCAGACTGCATCTCAACTTGCGATGCAGATACATTTGCGAGGTCTTTACATGCCTCTTCCACCATAACGTGAAGTTTATTTAAATCGAGTGATTCAGTTTTTCCATTTCTCTTAACGACTTTCGTTCCGTTGCTCATATTTTCTTCCAATTGTTAAACTTAATTTTTGCTTCTAAACCTGAGTAGGTATTTGATTTTAACACATCCATGACATTAAGTCCAGAGAGAACCATGTCATTGATGTCTTTTTGCTGAATTGATGATGGCCATATGATCACTTTATCACCTCTGTCGATGGTTTTTGATATTCGGTTGACGATTTCTCGATTACGTGGTTCGTTATCAAAAACGTAAATATAATCGCTCCAACCAAACGACCCAATATTAACGTCGGACCCACACATAGCAACAGAATTTTGTACAAATGTGGAATCGAAGGGTCCTTCAACAATGTAAATGGGTTTCGAAAAATCAACTTGGTCAAGTCCATAAATTTTTGGAGCGTCATCAGAAAGCATCACGGTAATATATTTAACAGACTTTGAAGTTAGTGATCTCCCTTGAAACCCGATGAGATTGTGGTCAAAATCATAAAGAGGTATGATTATGCGTGACTCTTCAGGAATAACTTGAGAAAAAGTTTGTTTTTGAGTGTTTGCCCACTCTTTAAATTTGTGAGCAAAATAAAACTTTTCGGGATTTAATTTTCTATTTTCTAAGTATTCTTTAGCAACTAAAACCTCAGATGCTTTCGGTAAATCAATTTTTTTTTTAAAAATAGGTTTTTTAAATTCAAATTTAGGTTCATCAACTACAAAATTTCTACCCGTATGCCCTTCTTTAAATTTTTCTAGAGAATATTGCTTATGTAAAGTTTGATCTATCTCTTTAAGAAAATTATTAAACGACATGCTAGCGCCACAATTATGACACTTAAAGTTTGTATTGTTTTTTACTGAGTAAAAATATCCCCTGGTCTTATTTTTATTTTTTTGAGAATCGCCACAAATAGGACATCGAAAATTGTAAAGATCTGCTTTAACTCTTTTAAATTTCTGTAAACGTGGTGAAACTAAACCAATGTACTTGAAATCAACAAAATCCATTATGAGGAGAATTATTACTTCTTGATCTCCATTCTAACAGGTGCCGCTGCGCTAGTCAAGACTGATGATAATGTTGGTGCAATCCCAATTGATAATGCAACTATTGCAAGTGCCCCCACTGCCTTCCATTTAAATTGATTTATTATTTCCACTTTTTCTTCGACTTTCTCTATCCTTTCTCCCAACTCTTTGCTTATTTGTTCATGTTGTTCCTTTGAAGACTTTTTAATATCCTCAATCATTGTGACAATTAAATTATCAGTCCGATTACATTGCTCAATCTTTTCATTGTGAACAGCGAGCATTTGACTAATATTCTGACTCGTCTCTCCAATTTTTTGGATTGCGGTATCAATCCTTTCCATCATCTGCTCATAAACATTAATTCGCTCTTCAAGTAGTGCTAGTTTTGTTTCGGTAGATGATGATTGAAACATATTATTTTCTCCTCTTTAAATTTATTAGCGCATTCCTATATGGTGGAGGTAATCTTCTAGCAACACGACTTCTTCCATCAAATAAAGGTTTATCATATCCTGCAGTTGGTCCTGGATCAAACCCCTGAGCACTTCCCCCAAAACCTGCTTTTCCAGCAGTACTTGCGGTTGACATTGCAACTTCTTCACGAATAATTCTAATAATTGAAATAAGTTTATCTACTTTATCCATTAAATTGATTGCAATAATGACAGACAGTCTTTATCTTCTTGAATAGAATTAATTGTAGTTTTTGGAAACTCAGGTAAACGATTCAAAAAAATCAAAAAACTTTTAAGAATTGGCCAATGAGATTGATCTAAATTATAAAATAACAAAGGAACTGTTGCATCATCAAAAACGTTGAATAATACTATTAGATGATTTAATATTAAATGAACTTTTAAATCTTCAATATTTTTGGTGTTTTTATATCGATTTAAAAGTCTTTTTACATATTTAAATCTCTTCAAATCATTATCAAAATCCTCTTTAGTTAATGATTGAGGATTATCATAAAATTTAATTGCAAATAACAAATAATTATCTTTATTCAGTTCTTCAAATCTCATACTACATTATCAACTATCTGGATACTTAGCGTCGTCAGCAGCGTCTGTTGCAATTGAACTTCCTGCAACTAATGTTTCAGTCTTAACTCTTAAATTTCCATGAGTGTCAACATAAGTAGTAACACCAACCCATCCAGCATGAGGTGCTGCATATTTGCGAGCATCTCCTGAAGCAGCATTTACTACTGCTTGTTCAGTTGTATCTACACCAAATACGCTTGAAGTTCTATTTGATTTGACATCAGGTGCATCGTAATTAACATCACCTAAAGTATAAATTGGAAGTTGAGTAATGAAGTATGATGCACCAGCAGCAATAGTAGTAATTCCAGAAACAAAGTAATCAGTTGAATGAATTGCCAAAGATGTGTTTGAAGATACTGATTTTACAACTGCATACCCGAATGTTGCACCAGCGCCAACTACAAGAACATCTCCCTCAGCAACACCCGCTGTTGAGAAAGTTGTGGCAGCACCAGTTACAGTTAATGTACTAAAATTAACAGCGATAGTGCTCGTATTAGCAACTAGATCTTTATTGCCCCAAAGAGACATGTTTCCTTACCTTTGAATTCTTTTATATTGATATTTATAAAAAAAGAAGACCTTTACTTTTGGTCTTCCTTATGTTTATGTAAAAGTGTTTTTAAAAAATGGTTAATTAAATCTAATATTCCATTCTCTTCAAATCTTTTTGTTTTTGCTAACCACTCAGAGATTGTCAATAAAAATGCAAGAGCAACAGTGAATCCCCAATTCGTTATCAAACAAGTAATCATTCTTGTGGTTTAAAGATAAGTTCTTTAACTGTTACAAGAATCATATTGTCAATACTATTATCAGTTGTATTTACATACTTTTCAAGAAGTTCAATGACAAGATTTTTAACTGCTGGATGAGTTGCGACTGAGATAATCAGTGGTTTTACCACATTGACTAATACATCTCTCATGATGTCCTCCGTGTGAAGAGTATCCTACTGTATTTATATTTCAATTAAGTCTGCGTCTTCTATTTTCATCCTCTCTTGCTCTTTGAGCGGATGCTTTTGCTGCTGCTTCTCTATTCTTTCTTGCTGCAAGTCTATCAGCGGTTGTTTCTTCTGCTTCTCTAGGACGATCGCGTTCAGAAACACCTCTGTCTTCTTCGTGCTGAGCAATAGTTCTTCCACTCCTGGTCATCATTCCTTCTTTATTTTTCGACTTTACAAGTTCAACTGCACGATTGCGTGGTTTTCTTGGTTTTCCTTTATCTTCTCTCCGTCTTTCATCAATTACTTCACCTTCTGGTTCATAAGAAGCTGACATTATAACTGCTTTGTTTATTCCCATTGAACCAAGTTTAGTTCTGATCAAACTTCTTTTAGTCGCACCTTGTCTTGGATCATTTTTTGTTTTATCATCAGATCCACAAGATTCTTCTTTCATTGCCTGTTTGCGAATCGTAGCAAAATAAACATTTTCACCTTTTTTTGATCCATACTGTTTTTTCATGCTCGCCTTCATGCCAGAATCATCATATTTTTTCTTTAATTTTTTTTCCTTCTTTTTTTCAGAAGATGTCATTTTCTTTTCGCTCAACAATCCCAAAAATTTAGAATATGAACTTTCGGTCATATCATTATCATTTTTGTGATGCACGATAATTTTGTTAGGTTTTTTTTTACCTTTAACATCAATTGTACGTTCGTCTGTTAACTCTCCAAGAAATTCTTCCTTTACACTTGAGGTATCTTTACCATCAGGAACTCCACCTTTTTTACGTTGAATAGCATTATGAACTGCACCACGATACTCTTTAGCACCACTTTCTACTTTACCATCTCCGTCATAATCTTTACCTGCTTTTGCCGCAGCAGTTTGCTTACCGCCTTTTGCTTCTCCTTCATAAGGTTCGCCATATTCAGTCATCTCGACAGAATCAATATTTGGATTTGATCTGAGAGAATTAATTTTTTCACGAGTTGCATATCTTACATAAGAAGTTCCATTTTTATCAGTAACTCTTACTTTATATTTTCTTTCTCCACTGTTGTGAGATGATTCTTCTAATTCATTTTTAAGTTGGTCATAATCAATAGTTTCAGATTTTTTCTCAACAAAAACATTATACAATGCCTTTGCAACTGAGGAAGATGCTAATTCTGGAATACCTTGCAAATATGTTTCCTTTACAATTCCACCTTTACCAAAAAGTTTTTCTCTCACCATTGATTTTTCTTGTTCGGACATAGAACTATTTTGCATGTATTGAGTGTATGCTGCTCTCAAAGGAATATTTTCTCTTCTTGCGCGATATTTAATATCGTAAACTGCTTGTCTAACTCTCTTTTCCGGAGTTTTTTCTCCACCTTCACCAACCTCACGACCTCTATCGCCACCCTGACGGTCTTTATCATCACCACCTTTTGATAAAGACGCCTGTGGAAATTTTCTTGCAGGTAATTCTTCAGCAATGTGCTTTTTCATGAGAAAACTTTTTTACTTTACTTTTTTTCTATTTCTATTTATGAAATTCTTTATATTACGTACACCCATAACGTCCATAGCATTTTTCCTATATCCGTCAGTACCAATAAGAGTATTTCTTTTTCCAGGAGTTCTCATCTTTCTAGACATATGTTTTTCAGTATATGATTCAGAAACATCTTTAATCCAGGATTTAAACATTATATTGTCCTCAGTTACACAAATTAAATAGTTGGTTCCTCTACGAATAATTTTTCCAGAAAGACCAGTATTTAAATTTTCTACAATATCACCAACTTTAAAAATATTATTATGAATATAATTTTCTCTCAAAGATTGTAAATCAAACTTTGGTGCAATTTCCCAAAGATTATATCCTTCTTGTTGCATTTCTTGTATACCCATCCCCTGTCGAACTAAATCAAATAATTCAATCACTTCTTTAGTCTTAATTGTTCTGGGAAGTAAGTCTCTAAATGTAACCAAATCTCCTTCTGCTGCAGCGAGTCTCATTCTTGAAGAAGAAATTGCATCTACTTTTTTTCCATCTGGATCTACATCTCCAACAGGAAAAACTTCAATAATATCAAATTCATATAATTGTCCATTATAATTATTTGATAATTTTTCAAATTCCTTTGCTCTTTCAGATCCACAAATTATCCTTACATTCGCATACCCATCATTATGTGCTTTTTTTAAAGTATCAAAAATTGTAATTTGATTCGGATCATTAACAATTCTCTCACTATGATCTGGAAACATTTTTCTCATAAAAAATATTTTTGTATCCGGATCCAAAGGATTCTTTTTAGGATCAAAACTTCTTGATGGTAAGATTACATAATCACCACCCTCCTCCATAGAAAATTGTGCAGCAGTATCCATCAACTCTTGATGAGCAACTGTTGGGGGATTAAATCTACCAAATACAATTGTCAATATCTGTTTGGTTTTTTCTACAGGAATAAAGCTTGGTAGTGGAATTTGTTCTTGTGGAATCTCTTCTTGGGGGATTTGTTCCTGAGGAATCTCTTGAGGAATTTGCTCTTGAGGAATCTCTTGAGGAATTTGCTCCTGTGGTACTTGTTGAACCTGGGGAGTTACTGGAACTTCATTGTATCCAGGAGAAGCAATCTGCTTTTCTCTTGGAGTTTGATTAGGATCTTTTCCAGGTATTCTCTGTCTCTTATTATAATACTGTAAAGATCCACCTACTGTCTTTGCTTCAAATTCTCCAGTAGCTCTGTTATACCATCCACCATGCCCATCCCCAACAAGACCTAATCTGTTTGCCTGTTGAGATGCTGCGGTTGCTTCTGTAATAAATTTTGAGAATAGTTTCATTACTTTATATAAGTATACTTCTACACATAATATAAAGTATTTAGTATATGGAGAATAGCGGACTCGAACCGCTGACATTCGCCTTGCAAAGGCGCTACTCTACCAACTGAGTTAATTCCCCCCCCTAAAAAAAAGAATTATATCACCTAATTGGCATTAAGTCAAATAATTCTGGATGAAGTTTTCCATATTTTCTCATAATCTCACCTGCTTTAGCGTTTGCAAAATTTTCTTCTGCACTCCCAGCATGAGATTTAATAGTATTTTTTTGTGTAAGTTGTTTATAGTGAACTACTTCATGAGAAAGAGTTCTTAAAATATCTATGGGATGTCTGTTTATAATGCTAACATAAATCCTTTTATCTTCAGGATTTATAAATCCAAAAGCATAAGATTTTTTTGCAAACTCAGCATCATCAATAAAAACTACAGGAATATCAAATGTAATTCTAAGTTCCCTTTTCAAAAAAATTAAAAAAGTTTTTAAAATAGAATCAAATTGAATTCTTGTAGTTGGTCTCCCTCTTCTTTTTCCAATCAAAGACATTTTTTAAAATATTTATTCTTCACCAACTGCAGATCCAATTTTTTCATCAAGATCACGAATAACCGAACGAATATCATTAATTCGTCCAGAAGGAAACTCGTAACTATGTCCCCTTTGTGATTCAAAAAGAACCTGACGAACTGCAGCAGCAGAACGAACATCCATTTTAAGGGTTACTTGTTTTTCTTTAGTCATCGGTCGTCAGCAGCACGGTTTTCAGAGAAATAAACATCAAAAGCGCCCTCAGGATAACGCTTGAGAAGTTTCTGCACATTGCGGGCAACCACATCATCAAGGGTCACATCAAGTGCCATACATGCTTGAGCAACATACCACATAATATCACCCAGTTCGATAATCAGGTGCTCACGATTATCTTCATTATAAGGTTTGCCTTGAAACACCATTTTTTTTACAATCTCCATAAACTCACCACCTTCGGCATTGATACCAACAGCAGAAGTCAGGAGTCGCTCAATGTTTGCACCTTTCTCATCAAGAGCAACAAGACGATCAGAAAGGGCAAGAAAATCTTTGGATGCATCAGAAGTTACAGCATCCACAAACTCAGCATACTTATCAAAATTTACGTGTTTAGCAGTTTCCATTAAAATTTAAATCCTTCGAACGACTTTTTAGGTTTTTTGTCTTCATCATTATTATACTCGTCTTCTTGTCCAGAGTCAAGTATGTCCTTTTGAGCAGTCTGCTCACAATCATAAAGACGCATTTTGGCACGATCAATGCCTACAATAAAACGTTTGTAGATAGTAGGGTCATTATAGCGGTTTTTCAGTTGCTTAACCATAATCTGACCCAGTTGCTCCAATTCTTCTGTACTAATCAGAGCAAACATAAGGTCAGCAGTGGCAGGCAAACCAAAAGACTCGGAGGTGTCAGTCAATTCCACATCAGAAGATCCAAATCCACTTCGTGTAGTTTGAGTAGCACTGACGATAGGCACATTAAATTCTACAGCAAGACCACGCAGTTCTTCTGCAATTGCTTTCACATAAGAGTAAGAATTGACTGAGAAATTACTCTTATATCTTGAGGAACCACAAATATTAAGGTAATCAATGAAAATAATATCAGGTTTAAATGATTTCTTAAGAGATAGTTCATTAAGAAGTGCTCTAAAATGCCCCGCATGTGCTGAAGCAGTTGGATATTCTTTAATGATTAAAGTTCCCTGTGTTTTTTTCGCTATATTTGTTACTTTATTTTCAAACATTTGGCGTGGCAGATCAACCAATTGCTGAATTGGAACATTTAAAAGGTTTGCGTCAATTCTTTCAGCAATTCGCTCTTCCGCCATTTCAAGCGTAATGTACAAAACGTTCCTCCCTTGGAGCAAGACGGAGCTAGCCACATGGCACATGAATAAAGACTTGCCGACACCCGTACCAGCAAGAGCGATGTTAAGAGTTTTGTTAGGGATCCCACCTTTCGTAATTTTATTAAAATACTCAAGATCAAATTCAATCTTGTCTTCTTGTCTGTGGTAAAACTCATATCGTTCTTCATAGTTTTGTAGATAATCGTGTCCGATATTATTATCAAAAGATACTGCGAGAGCATCCGAAAGAATACTAGGAATCGCATCACGATTCTTTTTTTCATTATTTCCATCAGCAATATGAATTGATTCCATAAGTGCCAAGTAAATAGCACGATCACGACACCACTTTTCGGTAGTATCCAATAACCATTGATTTTCAACGGGAAAATCATTCAGAGACTTATTAATTTCCCTGACTTCTTTTACCTGATCTTCAGTTAAATCTGTGCGATTTTCTATCTCAATATTGAGTGCTTCGATGGTGATTGCCGAACCATATTTGACAATGAATTGAACAATCTCCTCAAAAATGACCTTTTCGGATTTGCTCTCAAAATAATCTGGTTGTATGAAAGGAATAACTTTTCGGGAGTAATTTTCATTGTATATTAAATTTCTGAGAATTGTAGTTTCAATTCGTTCCATAAGAGAATTCACGTTTTGCAATATCATTCAGACTATTCATTACTTCTTCAGTAAAATATTCTTCCGGATTTGCAAGAATCTGTTTAGCATAAAGTTTTTTACCACCAATTTCATAACGACCTGCTACATTTTTCCAAAGTCCGCCAATTTCACCAAGTTCAAGAAGACCGTAATATCTATCAAGACCACGCTCATCATAATAAAGGCGAATTTCAACATCTTTATTTTCCTTACTCAGACGGGATTTAGCAGTTTTTGCTTTAATAATATTTCCAATAACTTCAGTTCCATCCTTTTCTTTTTTCTTACTTAGATAGATGATAGTAGAAGCTGCATATTTCAAACCACTACCACCACCCATTTCTTTAGTTGGTACATAAGCACCAATCACATCATAAGTATGATTAGTTACAATCATGGGAATATTTGCTTGCCCCAATTTGAGAGTAAGCATACGGAACGCACCTTTAATCAGTTGCGATTTAGTCATGTCCCGAACTTCTTTCTCATTCAAAGCATCAGTAATTTCTTTGCTGGTAGAAAGCATACCCAGAGAGTCTAACACAAACATACAAGGATTGCGTTCTGCCTCTGGTTTTTTCATATACAAATCAACTGCTTTAAGTGCCTTTGTACGGAACTCTTCAACAGTCACAACATTAACAACCACAAGACGTGTAGTATCAATTCCCCGACTTTCTAAAAGAGATTTAGTGATAGCAGCCTCAGTATCAAAGTAGAGACAGTAACCATCGGGATGAGTATCAAGAAAATTCTTAACCACTGCGATAGAGAAAAAAGTCTTTCCAGTAGAAGACTCTCCAGCAATAGCAGTAATCTTATTCCCAGATACACCACCAAATATACTACCTGAAACCAGTGCATTAAAAATGTATGAACCCGTATCAACATAAGTTTCTGTTTCGTCAATATCTGATGCTAATTTAGTGTAATCATCTCCAATTTCTTTTACGATATCTTTAAGAAAGTCCATTGATTTTTTCCCCTTTAAGAATGTTCAATTTATATGACCACAATTTAGCATAAAGTTGTGGATTTGTATTTTTTATTGCGTTTATTATATACTCCAATTCTTTTTGATTAATAGGTAATTCCATTAGGCGAAAAATGACTCCAAGTTTGTTGATTTTTCTGTTTTCCACCCAATCGCATCAAGAATTGATTTAAGTGGATCAATAAAACTCTTCTCAAATTGTAGTTCATAGTCGATATATTTGTCAAGACACAACTCCTTTGGAAAGTCCTGAATGAAAGAAATTACATTTTCTTGAATTATATTTGGTTTTTTCAAGAAAATAAATTTAACCTTTTCTCCATTTGCAATAAGTGAATATTTATTTGTTAATTTTTTCTCTTTAATGTAATGATTAAAGAGAAGTGCTCCACGAATATGAATTGGGGTTTTATGTGCGTAAATGCTTGATGAAGAATGATATTTACGCACATCAGAGGCAGTTCTTGGAAATGCAATCTGCTCTGGGGGAAGAGATTTGAATTTCTTACGACACTCATCAATAAATTCAATCATATCATCTTCACTTCCACTCATCATAATTTTAAATGAGTCTTTGAGCATTTTGCGGCAAGGTGCTGGAGTAGAAGATTTAATTGCTTCAATACCTTTGATTTTCAGTTTAGGTTCTTCATAACGAACACCTTCGCTATCCCACACACTCAAAATGTATCGCTTCTTCGCAGTCCAAATACCACGTTCAGCAACACACTCTCGCTTCATGAACATCTTTTGATCATAAGCATTCACATAGTCCGCCAATTTTTGATAAGAACTTTCAATATATTTTTCAAATTCCACCTGACAGACCTTATCAAGGAACGAAACAATACTTTGAGTAGTTTTCTCTCTTCCTTTGAATACAGTTTCCACCAAAGGACCCATATTAACGTAAAGAGAATCAGTATCTGAAGCAATAACATAATCAACCTCTTTTGACTTAAGAACTTTGTTCAAATATCCATTCATAGCATTCATAATCCACTGAATAGACACTTGCCCAGATAGAGTGATTGCTTCAGCATTTGCAAGTTTAAAATAACGAAAATACTGATTTCCAATCGCACCATAGGCAGAGTTCAATTGAATTTTTCTCGCCATCTGAATATTATTGCAACGAGCAATTTCTTTGAGAAGTTGTTTATTTTTTGTCTTCTCATACTCTTGCTCTGCCGCAAGCATTTTCTTTTTGAAGATTACACGTTCATTATAAATCTTCTCCATCAATTCTGGTAGAAATCCACGAACATCTTTACGATACATTGCTCCATTTGCACATACCGCATAGTCTTTATATAATTCGAAATTAATTTCCTCGTTCAAAATCCTTTCAACATTTGCATTAGGATGTCTTTCCTCCAAAAGTGTTTCTGGCGAAATATTGTATTGCATGATGAGATGAGGATATAGAGAATTAAGATCAAAACTGACCACCCAATCATAAACACCAGGAATCGGTTCTTTAACATATGCCCCAGCATACTTAGAATCTTTATCAGATCTCTCTTTAGGAGGGATGACAATATTTCTTGCCTTTAGGTAGTTGTAAATGATCGTATCCCACATTCGAACTTGAGAAAACACATCGGCATAATTTACTTTCGCATCATACGCCATCGTAATCGCAAGTTCAATCAATTTCATCTTATCTTCCAAACGGTCAACAAGTTCTACGTCAACGATGTTGTATTCACAGAACTTTTGCCATCCCTTCGTATAGAAATCCTTGAATGTTTCAAATTCAGAGTGGTCAAGTTTTTTCTGACCCAATTCCACCTCAGCAATATAATCAAGACGATAAGATTCTTGTGCTTTGTAAGTAAATTTTTTATAAAGATTTAAATAATCAAGTTGAGTAATACCACCAACATCATAAGAAATATTGCGGCGACCAGAGATATAAATTTCATCTTCAGTTACAAGACCCCATGGAGAAAAACGTTTCATTAGTTTTTCTCCAAGAATACGATCTAAACGACGAACAAGATATGGAATATCATACAGTTCGACGTTCCAACCAGTCACAACTTCTGGAGTATTTTCTTCAATCATCCACCAGTTAATAAAATCCATCAGCAAATCTCTTTCAGTTTGAAAAGATTTGTATATTACATTTTTTTGTTTATTCCGAAATGGACCAAGGCCCCAAGTGCGAATTTGCTTCGAGGAATAATCTTGAATAGTAATCAGTAAAACTTCTTCAGCAGCAGATTCTACATCTGGGAATCCATTTTCTGAAGCAACCTCAATATCAAGAGTCGTAACTTTTATCTTACTGATGTCAAATTTGATTTCTTCTTCAGCATACATTTCCGAAATATATTGGTAGATGTATCCAGTATTACCATAAATTTTAAAATTTTCTACGTTCTCATACTTCTTAATAAACTCTCGACAATCACGAACAGACCCAGGTTGAACTGCTTCAACATAATCACCAGTCAAAGTTTCATATCTAGTTTTTTTATTAGAAGGGACAAAAAGAGTCGGGTTAAACTTCTCACGAGTCATGAAATGTTTGCCATTTTCATAACCGCGAACCAAGAAGTGATCCCCGACCATTTGAACGTTTGTGTAAAATCGCATTATTCAATAAATTCAAAATACCTTTTAATTACTTCTGGAGTTGGATCTGCGATTGTTAAAATATCCTCAGATCTAATCATCAATTCTTTTTGATCAGATGCCTCTATCCATCTTTCAAAATAAAACTCCTCAGTAGATTCATTTTTTTTCCAGCGACAGGGGTTAGTTAATTTACAATTTGGATCTCCAAGTTGTGCATCAATTTCAATAACCTCAGATATTAAAACATTATCAATGTTCAGAAGTAAGCACTTGACGTTCCGTTCCATTTACCTTTTCCTCATACATTTCTTTTAAAGAGTTAATTGGTTCAACAATAGTTACAACCCAGTCTGGAGTTACTACATAGTCTTTATCAGAAGACAAAATAATCCACGGAGATAAAGTTATATTAACAACACTATCAAAATCTTCATTTAGATTTTCCAACAAAGTAATTGGAGTGTTTAAGACAACTTTATGTGGATTAGTGAATAAATATCCACGAACTTTTTCTTCAGAAACCAATTCTTTTGCATCTGCAATAACGTAATCTCCAGTCTTTAACAATGCTAGTTTGGTTGACATTTTGAAATTTTATCCTCTACCTATTTTACCAAAAAAAGAGGGAGGTGTCAACTGGATTTTGCCAGTTACCTCCCGTGGCGCAGCGCCGACGATATTCAATTATATTTAGAGATAATCTTTACGACTATGATGTTCAGGAACAATTTTTCTCAACTCTACACTCAATAGACCATCTTCAAATTTAACTTCTTTGACTTCAGTATCATCAGCAAGTGTCCATGCTCTCTTAAAACTTCTTTGAGCAAGTCCTTTATGAATATAACTTGCATCAGATTCTTTGTCTTCTTTTTGACCTTCTATGAAAAGTTTACCATATTCAGTGTAAACATGAACTTCAGATTTTTTAAATCCTGCTAATGCAAGTTCAAGACGTGATTCTACGTTACTTACTTGTACAAGATTATAAGGTGGGTAATTAGAAGTAGTTTCATGAAGATGAAATAGACGATCAAAGTATTCGTCCATTCCAATACTATTGCGTGTAATCTTTTCCATCAAAGTATGAAGATCCGCAGCAGTATAACGTGCAAGGTTAGTCATTATTGTAGCTCCTTTGTAAGCGAGTTTGTGTTTTGTGGACCCTTATGGCATCCGTATATAATTATAACACTTTTACAAAAAAAGGGAGTGTTGAACTCCCTAAAAAATCATTCGGTCTCTTCACCCTTTTTCTTCTTGGAACCAATATTATACTTGGTTTCAAGAATCCAATCTCCCTTATCTTTGTAAGCGAGAACTTTAATTTGATTCAAAGGAGCGATATCCTGAATCTTCTTTACATCAACAATCTCAATCAGACCCCAATCTGCAAGAAGTTGAGCGATACGATTGCGACGTTGAACATCGTTCACAGTCAGGTTTGCATGTTTACCATCCAAGGCAAACAGTTCCTTAAAGTGAACTAGATAATATCTACCTTGCTTATGAAGAATGTGGCAAGACTGATAGATTTTCTTTTCCTTGCGCGATGCAACTCCGATACGGGTCAAAGTCTCACGAACCTTCAAAAAATCATCGGGTTCATTAAGAATCACTTCCACCATTTGGTCGGGCGTCCACTTCACTTCAGGTTCTTGAACGACACTCATTTTGTTCCTCCAGTTTCAAATTTCGATTTAATAAAAGTAAGTTGTTCTTTAGTAAGAATCCTCAAAGCTTGTTTTGCCTTTTCATTACTATAACCATAATAACGTTTGACATAATCAAGATCTTTGATTTTATCTTGTCGGATCCAGGGAGAAAATC